AAAATTGCTTGTTCTTTTAATTTTGCCTCAATTACAATATCCGGTTCAAGACCATATGTTTGTATTTTTTCATAAATTATATCAGAGTGAGCTTGAGGACGAATTGACTCATCTAATTTTTCTTTTCTACGACTTTCTGAATAGTGGCAACATTGAGCAATTCCTTCAGGCCATGTAATAGCAGCCATCTTTAATGCTTCTTCTTCAGTCAAACCACCAGTATTAAACTTATGATGAAAATAATCAAACGTAATTGGAATCCCAATTGTTTGGTAAATACCATCAAACAAATCTTTTACTGAGTATTCATTTGGGCTGTCATCATTTTCAATAACAAGACGTTTTTTAGTATCATCATTAAGTAACTCAAAATTTTTACAAAAACGCTTTAATGTTTCCTTTTTATCACCATATGCACCCCCTACATGAATATTAATTTTATTATAATTTGATGGTTTAAAACCAAGCATATTGAACTGCTCACTATGGCAATTTAATTCACGAATAGTTTTGTCAACAACTTTTTGATTGGGGGATGCTAAACAATTATAAGGACCAGGATGCATAGTAAGACGTTGATTTGCATCTGTTGCAATTTTTCCTATTTCCAACATCATACTACAAATTTCATCATAATCTTTTAAATCAGATAATTTATACTCATCTGACCATGCAAATATTTGGGATGAAAGACGAAATAATTTAATTCCCATCTCATTATTCCATTGAATAATTGTTTTAAGATCTTTAACATTAAGCAATGCAAGATCAGAGACATAATCAATACCTCTAGCATCAAAAGTCTTTCGACGCATAGTTCGATTTGTCATAATTTTATTTGCACTGAGTGCTGTGTTAATACAAGCGTAACCTAGATTCATATAACTTTTATTTACGGTAAATATACGAAATTATTCTTTATTTTCCAAATTTTTACCAGGGTGTTTTTTTTTCCTAGTGTATTTTTTTTTATTTTTAAAAGGAGGAGGTACCCTTAAACTATCCCAAATTTCTTGTTGAGTTAATTGTACTTTTTTTAACTTTATCTCCTTTTTATTTTTCATTAGAATGGTAATTCTTTTTCTTTCTTACTGATAGGTTCTGAATGGTCTTCTAATTTTCTATAATTAAAAGAAGCAAAAGGTTGCTCACCTAATTCTAGTATATTAACTCCACCACCAAAATTTTCATCAATTTTTTTCTTCATTTGATGAGCTCTTTTACGAGCCATATAATCATTTTCAGCATAGACATACATATCCATCTTTACTACATATCTTTTTTCTTTATTCATCATCATCTACTGTTATAAATTCTCTATCTGTATTAATGTTATCAAGCATTTCAATTGCTTCTTCCATCATTTCTTTCATTTCAACTACCATATGATCTAATTCTGCTACTCTAACACAATTTTTAATCTCATATTTATAGTGATCTAATTCTTCAATTTTATCAACCACTTCTTGTAATTCTGGGACGCAATCCCAACCGTCTTCTATTGTTTTTATTTCTGACATATTAATAATTTTGGTTTAAAATTTCTTCATCTGATGGTTCATATTCTTCTACATCAAATTCATCATCATTACCATACATTTCTTCTTCTAGTTTTGATGCTTTTTCTGCTTCAGCAGCTAGCTCATCTTTCCATGCAATTTCAGGAAGTAAACCTGCATTTTCAACTAAAGACCAAATCCTTTCTTTCCATAAATCCATTTTTACACCTTCAATAATACAATGCCATCCAAATTGACGAGTAAATTCACCAAGAATATCTATAAATTCACGTGTTAGTTCATCTAATTGACCCCCAACTTCAAAATTAGTACCATATTTATCTGAACCATTTGTTTCATTTTCATACATTTCTTTTACCTTTAACCACTTTGGGGTTAAAAACGACTTTTCAATTTTTGCCATAACTTTTATTTTATTTTTATTTGATTATAATTAATTTTACCTACTGATTTTTTACCTAACATGTCAAATGTATATAATGTAACACAGGTTGGACCCCATTTAGTAACATTCATACCATACCAATCTGCATGGATTGATTCTCCATTTTTGGAAACTTCAAATACTTTAAGAAAATCTCCCCACTCACCTTTTTCATTTTTTGTATAATGAGTAATCCCATCAACTGTAAATTTTACATTACCTTTTTCTAATTGTTTTTTAATATCCATAACTCTTATTTTTTAAGGTTTATAATACATCCAAGAGCCATCATAAGTGATAGCACACAAAATGCCATTTCATTAAGTGGATCTGCAAATTTAATGTAATTAAGAATTATACCAGTTGCTGTAATGTAAGCAACTCCAAGTGATACTACTGCTCCTATTAGAGCTTGAAAATTGATTTTTTTAAACATAACCTTTATTTTTGTTTTAAATGCTTGGCTTCATGCCTCATTTACCCCGTAAATATACGAACTTTCCTCCGCTTCTCCAAATATTTACGCGAAGATCTTCCAATTACTTTCAGCTTTAGTTGCTGCTAATTCATATGGATGGTTATCATAATTATATCCCATATTATAATATCTTTTCATCCATAAAGGAGATTGTAAATAATGTTGATATTCATGGATTAAAGTCTGAATTAACCATTTTTTATTTTGGGCTTTTAACCAATAAATAACTATAGTATTTTCTTCTCTATCAAACTCAGCATCAGGATCACATTCACCTTCAATACACTCTATACCTGTTATTCTAGCATATATGTTATGGTGTAGTTCTATGTATGGGGTGCATTCATGATATTTAGAATACCCATAATATTTTTCAATTTTAGGATAAACTTCATTAATTATATTTTGTACTTCTTCTTTATTCATACCGTGAATATACGAATAATTTCTTAGAAAACCAAATATTTACACAGAGATTTTAACCTAAAGAATTATTATCATTAGGGATTATAAAATATTTACGACCACTAATGGCAAAAGTACCACCTTGTCTAATCATTTTTTTAAAAAAATTAACTTCAGATTCACTCCATGATTCACTTTCTTTAATAATTACTTCTTTATCTGTAATTAGTTTTTTATTCATGAATATTTGTGTTTTTCCTCTTATTGATTGTTTACTTAGCATAACTGTATATTTAATAGGTAATAGTTAAATCATCATTTTTTTCATTAAAAATATTTAATTTTGATGATTTTAATTGTGTAACTTCATGAGGCATTAAAGGTCTTTTAATAATTTCCTCTATTTCTTTTTGTTCGTCTTTTAAATCCATTTGAGAATATCCTTTAGGGAAAGGGGGTTTAGGTGGTATTATTTCTTTAGCTTCATCTTCCCAATCAGTATGTTTTGCTTGTACTTCAAGGCTAGCTCCTTTTTCTTCTTCTTCAATTACTATTTTTTCCCCGTAAAGGTTTTTTTTTGTTTTTGGTTTTATTTGTTCAAAAGCATAATTAGCAGCAATTACTAGAGCAATAGCTAGGGGATCAAACACAAATATAATTGTTAAAAGCAACCAATTAATAATCTTATCCATAGAAGTACCTGTTAACCCTGATAGGTATTTTAAGGGACCTAACTCACTAGATATAGCATCACTAGTTTTTATTTCTACTATTTCAGTTTCATAATCAAATAATTTTTGATTTAATTCATCTACTTTACTATTAATTACTGTTTGTCTTTCAATAGCTTGGTCTAATTGTTGAGTTAAAACTCTACGGGTTGAAGAAGATTGTGTCGTGATTATATTACCTAATGTGTCTTTATACTGTATTTTATTCGTAGATAAACCATTTCTTAAACTAGTCACAGACTCATTAATAGATGATTTTTCTTCATTATATACAACTAATTGTTCTTTAATATTATCTCTTTTTACTTCTACTAAAGAAATTTGTGCATCAATTGTTCCGGCTTTAGCAGCTGTTTCTTGATAAGCTGCTGATAAAAAACCATAAATCCCCATTGATGTAATTAAGATTAACACAATACAAGCTACAGATAAATAATATTTTAAAAATTTAGGTAATCCTTTACGGTATTGATATAATAATGAGGCAATTACTAATTTAGCTACTTCTAAAGAAGCTGCCATAATAATAACTGCAAATGCTGCTCCAGCAAATAATTTACTAAGCCCACTAATTGAATAAAAAGCTGCTGATATACTTACTGCTAATGCCGATAGAGCTATTATAAAAGGAAATATTCTTTTTTGAATTTTATGCCACATAACATAGTTTTTATTTTCTAAAACCCTTATGCTTATCTATACGGTCTAATATTTTATTTAATTCTTCTATTTTAATTAAACCTGCCATAGATGCATTTTTAAGAGCACTTATTAATTGTAATACCATGAACGGTACAATAATTACTTCAGATAACCAACCTGTTCCAGTAAATCCTTTTTCTACCATTAATATAACTGTTAAAATAGCTAACCAAACAAATGTATTTTTTGTTATTTTTAGTGCTTTATATGTCTTGAATCCTTCTCTTTTTATTCCTGCCCAAATCCCAAAGATTCCATCTAACCACAATACAGCTGCTACAGCTAAATATTGTTCCATGTTGTCCATTGATAAATTTAAAAAATATGTACACAAGTATGTGCAAAATGATGTTATTCCCACTATAGATAATTTTGTTTGCATTCTGTTATAAATTTATAAGCATTTCTAATAATTCTGGTTGAGGGAACATATCATATTTATCTTTTCTAGTATTAGTATGTGTCCACATCCCTTTAACTCTCCCATAATACGCATCAGGATTAAAATCAAACCCATCAGCTCCTTTAGCTTTTATTTCTTCAACTAATCCTTTAGTAACATCAATGTTATCTCTATCTGCTATATAAAGAATCCATAGCCTTAATGTTTCTATTTGGGCATCTGAATATCTGTGCCATGTTTTATGTCCTCTAAAAGGTTTATCTAAAGTTACAATTTGGTCTTCAACTACTTTAGTACCAGCGTATGTTTTACCATCTACTATATAACCAAAATTATTAACTTCAATCCCAACAGAGTTAACATGCATTTGTTGATTTCCATTTCTTCCTAAATGCCAACCATAATTACCTTCTGGGAATGCTTGGACTAATGTTCCATCATATTGATCATCATTACCTTTTACGGATTGGCCCCCTAATACAAATTCTGTACAAACAGCTCCTCTATTATCTCTTCCCCAATGATCAATTGTTCTAAAAGGATTATTCCATCCTGCTGTATGGTGTAAGAAAATATATTCAGGTTTTACAGGACCTTGTTTATATTCATTCCAAGGAAGATAATGTTTATGAATATGTAAACCATTAAAAGTTTCAAAAATTCTTTCAAAATCATCGGTAGTAAATGGTTCTTCTGCTTCTGATAATTCCATTAAATCCCAAGTAATAGGTCCTACTATTCCATCATCTTTTATTCCATTTTCTTTTTGCCATTTTTTAACGGCTGAGGAGGTTCCTGGGCCAAATTCTCCATCTATTTTAATGTTTAAAAATTGTTGTAATTCTTTAACTTCTTTTCCTTTTGAACCTATTTTTAATATCATTATTTTAACATTTAATTATAAATATTAATAAGCTGATTCCTGTTTAACTACTTCTATAGCTTTTAATATTTTAGGGTAATCTACGGGGCATAATAAATCTAACCCTGCTTTTGCTGTAAATTTTATATAAGCGTCCCCCTTAATATAAAGTAAAATAGTTGGGGCCATTCGAATTCTTAATTCTTTTTTAAGTTTAGGAGAGGTTGCTATATCAATACGATAATAACTAACCCCTTCTAAATCATCTAATTTTTTCCAATCACTAAATGCATTACTTTTATTAAAATCTGCATAAAACTCAATAACAATAACTTCATAGTGATCATCTTCAAATCCTCCATTAGGAGAAATTACATCTTCAAAGGTATTATCATTAATCCAATATTTTTCAGGGATTCTATCTTGAGCAAAAATAAATATAGGAAGTGAAAATAATAATACTAATAGATTTCTCATATTATCTTTGTTTTTGTAATTCATAAAGACGTTGGTCAATTTTTTCTAATTCTTCTAATATTGATTCAACATCATCTTGGGTATCCATAATGGTTTGACGGATTAATTCATCTTTTAAATCATATTCTATACGATCTATTGGGGGTACTGGGAGTTCTTTTGCATCTTGTATATCAGCTTGTAAAGCAAACCACATACCTACTACAGTAGCTACTCCTACTAGTACCATTCCGATAGTTTTTAAATCTAACGTTACTTTTGTTTCTTCTCCTATTTGTTTTGCCATTTTTTACTTAAATGTATAATTTATTCCAAAACTAGTTTGATATAATCTACTATCCCACATTTTTGAAAATTCACCTTCTGCAAAAATTCCTAAGTTTTTTCCAAATTTATAACCAAAACTAACTCCTGCTGAGTAATCATCCCATTGCTCTAGTTCTGAGTCTTGTATTAATCCTCCTTTACCCCAGTTATTTCTATTTAAGTAACTAAACTCTTCTTCACCTGCAACATATTTGTGATATGGGAGAATATAATTTATATAAGCATGCACCCAAAAATCTCTTTTATAATGATAAAAATCCATACCTATTATGGGAGCAATCTCCATCCATGGATCTAATAAATCCCATGCTTCACCATTAAAACGATTCATTAATCCAGGCATTATTATTTCTCTAAATTCTAGGTCAGTTTGTGCAACCTCAACACCATTTGAATCAATCCAATACCAATCATTTATTTCATTACCACTTTCGTCTTCACGTGTATAGTAAATATCATCATAACCATATTCAAATCCTAACTCATACCAATAATTAACTGGATATTCTTGTCCATTTATTGTTTGGGTTTCATTTAACCATATTTCTACAGGATTATACCCATATGCCCTTTCATGTCCTCTTAAAATAGCACCTGCAGATATGCTAAATTTCTTTCCAATTGGTAATCTACCTCTTACTTCTGCTGAGTTAAAATTTAAATTTATTTTACCTACTTCTCTAGATTGAACTTTTAAAATATGATATTTTCCTGTGTGTTTTATAAAAAAGTTATAATTTTTAAAATTTTCTCCTCTCCATCTTTCTCTTTCAAAATGAAATTGATATTCTAAACCTGTAACTGCTGATGTGGGGGCATCAAATACTAATTGCTCTTCAGTACCATCATAGTAGTTTTTAGGTTTTCTTTCATAATTAAATCTAGCTAATTTTCTTATACCAAATCCTAATCTATAATCAAATGGGTAAATAGGAGTATTATCTACTACATCAGGGATAGAATAAAGACTTCCATCTGGGTTAGTTCTTAAAAAATATGTTGGTTCTGATGCTTCAATTGAGTTTGAGATATCACCAGCACCATATACTGTGCTGTATTTTAAAAAATCATTATAGATTTCTTTAAAAAATGAATCTTTTTTCTGTTGTTTATTTTGAGCGTGTGATTGAAAGGCTATTAAAAGTAATAGCCCTAATAATAATTTTTTCATATTGTTATGTTATCGTTTATCTGGGTAATTAAATTTATCCTCATTTTTAGGTGGTCTATTCCCAAAAATTTTTTCTAACCCTGCTATGCCAAAGCATCCTAAGGTTATTATTAAAAACGATTCATATATAAACTCATTAATTACTAAACCCTTTTGAAAATATCCTGTAATTAAATCTACTACTGCAAAAATTATCATTACTAAAAATGACATAAATCCAATAACACTCTTTTCATTAATGTCATTGTTATCTTTAAATATGTTTTTAAAAGCCATAAATTTTGATTTTAAATTATTCATAATATTATAAACTTTTTTATTAAAACTATTTTAAAACTAATTGTTATTTTTTTGAAGGTTTTCTTCCTCTTTTTTTAGTTGTTCTTTTACCAGCAGCTGCTTTAGCAACATCTTTAACTTCTTTTGCTGCTTTAGAAATTGCTACTTTTGCTTGCTTTGCTTCTTTTTTAACTGCTTTAACTCTTTTTTGAGTTTCTTCAATTGTATCTTCTACTACATCAGGTATTAGATCTTTATCTCTATCGCCTACTTTCCCTGTTTTTTGTAAGTAAATAAGAATACCAATTCCTACTAATACAATTAAACAAATTACTCCAAATATTGCCATAATAATTAATTTTAATGATTCAATGATAAATATAAAAAAAGAGGTGCTTATGCACCTCTCTTAATAATATAGTTAATTTTCTTTTTTAGTTTATTTTACTATTTCTACTACTGGGGGGGTGTATGCTTCAGTTGTAATAGTTACTGTATTTGTTGTATTAGTTTGTACTGATGGATCTTTTAACCATTTAGTTGCGTATATCCAATTTGTACCTTCATAATTAAATTGTTCTGTTGGGTACCCTTTATTACATACATTATCACAATAAACACGCGCTATATGTCCATCCCAACCATATTGCATATTAAACGTCCCATTTCCTGGGTTTGGTTGATCTACGCTTTTAGGAGGCATTGGGTAAACATTAATATGATCTGAATCAACTTCATTAGAAGATAATTCAACTGTATCACCTGCAGCTACAACTCCAGAATCTGGTCCTGTCATCGCCCAACTTTGTTCCCATTTCATATCTTGGTCAGTATTATTAATTACTGTTAAAGTAAATTTAGCAGGAGATGTTTTTACTTCTGCTTTTTTATTAGTATTATTACATGCTACTAATAAAGTAGATGCAATTAAAAGTGTCAATAGTTTTTTCATTTTGTTTTTTGTTTTATTTTAAATTATTAGTTATAACTATATTATTTTATTTATCCATCACAAGATATACAATCTGCCATTCTAGAACCTAAATCACCTTTAATAACAGAATCAGTTCTTAAGTAATAAAATGTTTTAATTCCTAATTTCCATCCTTCTAAATGTACTTGATTAATCCATTTTGGGGAATCATTTACATCAAAAGATAAATTTAAAGATTGAGTTTGGTCAATATATCTTTGTCTAATAGCTGCTTGTCGCACTAATTCTAATTGGTTAATTTCTGGAAAAGTTAAAAATAACTCTTTTTCATCTGGGGATAAAATATTATCAGGTATTCCTTGTGCAGATCCATCTTCAGATAACATTTGATCCCACCATTTATCTTTATCTTCCCCTTTAGCAATTAATATTTTTTGCAATTCTTTATTTTTTCTAATAAATGTTCCTTTAGCTCCATTAAATGTATAAATGTTAGCGGGTAAAGGTTCAATACCTGCACTAATACCTCCTACAATTACTGAGTTAGATACTGTAGGTGCAATTGCCATTAAGTGAGTATTTCTCATTCCTGTTCCTTTACACCATAATGGTTCCCCATATTCTGAAGCTAAATCCATAGATGCTTTTTCTGCTTTATTTCTAATATCTGAAAAAATGTTATGAGTATGAGCTGTAGATGCTATTGAGTTAAATGGTAATCCCTTTTGTTGTAAAAATGAATGCCAACCCATTACACCTAAACCTAATGCTCTACCTTTTTTAGCATGTTGATGAGTTCTTCTTAATGAGTCTTTACCATTTGATTTATCAATAAATTCTTGCATTACACCATCTAAAAACCAAGTTGATAATTCAACAGCATCTGTGTCTTTCCATTCATCATACTTTGCTAAATTCATAGAAGATAAACAACATATAAATGAATGTTCTTCATCTGTAAATAATGTAATCTCAGAACATATATTAGTCATACTTACATCTAAATTATTTAATCTATATGCAATTGGGTTATCTTTATTTACATTATCCTTATACATTATATAAGGTTCTCCTGTCTCCATTCTTGATTTTAAAACAGTAGCCCATCTATTCATTGCTTCTGGGTCTCTTGCTTCTAACTTTCTCATAAAAGGATCTCCAACAACTACACATTGGTGTAAGTTTAAACATTGTCTATTAGGATCACCTTTAGGTCTACGAATTTGTAAAAATTCATCTATATCTCCATGCTCAATATCTAAATTTACTGATGCTGCCCCTCTTCTAACATTTCCTTGATTAGTAGCAATAATTGATGAATCATAAATTTTAGCCCAAGGTACTACACCTTCAGATTTACCATTTCCTGCTATTTCAGTACCACGTTTTCTAATGCGATTTAATGAAATGCCTACACCTCCACCGGATGCTGTTAATTTCATTAGTTCTGCGTTTGTTAACCCTATACCACGTATAGAATCAGGTGTATCAATACCAAAGCATGAAATAGGTAATCCTCTATCTGTACCCATGTTTGATAAAACAGGTGATGCTAAACCTAACCAACCATTCCACATAAGTTTAAAAAACTTATTTGATAGTTCTGGCTTCTTAAGTCTAACAGCAGATGCATTAGCAACTCTTCTATATGCTGATTTCACTGTTTCTCCTGGGAGTAAATATCCTTTACTTATTGTAGCTAAAGATATTTCATCCATCCACTCTGGATATTGTTTTCCAGCTTCCCAATTACTATAATCTACTTGTAATGCGTTATTTTCCATAATTTTAAAATAAACTATTTGCGTCCCAATTTTGAACTCCTTTACTATAGTTTGTTACTCTATTTGCGAAAAAATCAGTATGTTGTTTTCCACCTGATAGACTATCAAACCATTTCATTCTTTTTACTGCATCCTGATCTATACCATTAACTATAGCACCATAGCCTAAATCACTCATTTTAGTATTTACTCTATGTTTAATAAATGATACTAAATCATATTTTGGA